CTTCTGGAAGACCCATATCTTTTCTTTGTTGTTCTCTTATTTGTTGTTGAATTTTTAATTTTTCTAAACCCTCTGGAGAAAGTTTTTTTTCAAAACCTTTTTTCATTCTTTCCATTCGTAATTTATATAGTTCTCTTTCTTCAGGAGTCATTTTACTAAAATCAGGACTTATAAAAAATCCATCTTTTTTCATAGGAAGAGTTCCATTCATGTATCCTGCACGTCCACCTTGTGCCATGTCTTCTGGATCTGGTTTATTTTTAAATCTACTGTCGTCTAA